CAGAGCAAAGCACGTAACAACCGATATTCCAGATGTCAGCGACGAACCTTTGAGAATCGGCGTTGATTTCAATATCGGCAACATGTCAGCTGTCATTGGTGTTCGTCTTGGGAACAAACTTCTCCTAATCGATGAGATCAGTGGCGCACATGATACCGACGCCATGGCACAACAGATCCAGCAACGTGCTGAGGGACGCAAGGTCTACATTTACCCTGACGCCAGTGGTGGCAACCGGTCAACTAATGCCTCTCGCACGGATATTCAAATATTGGAATCGTATGGGTTCAGCAATCAGTCACCAAAAGCAAACCCTCCCGTACGTGATCGGGTGGCTTCTGTTCAGGCTTTGTTGGAAAACGGGAAAGGAGAGGTAAGGCTGCAAGTATCGGCCAACTGCAAGCGGACAATCGAATGTTTAGAGCTGCAGTCATATACAGAGTCAGGCGGCCCCGATAAAGATGCTGGCTACGACCACATGAACGATGCGCTTGGTTATCTGATCTATAGAGATTTCTCAATGCTGAATGCGCGTGCTGGAAGAGGCACTGGCATTAGGCTTTACTAAACTGCAAGCACTAGGCGGGTTTGGCTGTGTATTCGGGTTTCTCTGGGCGGCAACGTATTGGCAACGTCACTCAGGTGAACGATCCGAACACCTCTTTCGTAAACATGGAACCCCACTGGGGTTTGATCGAAACGCTGCTTGGCGGAACGTACAAGATCAGAAAAGGCCACCGCAAGTTTTTGCCGCAAGAACCAAGAGAACTCGACGAGGCTTACGACAACAGGTTGCAACGATCAGTGCTTGCACCGTATTACGTCAGATTGGAACGCATGTTGGCAGGGATGCTGACGCGCAAGCCTGTGCGCCTTGACGATGTTTCAGACGTAATCCGTGAGCAGCTGTTTGACGTTGATTTGCAGGGAAATGATCTGCAGAGCTGGTTATTCCAGACAAGCAAGATTTGCATCCGATATGGGCATGTTGGCGTTCTTGTAGATGCTCCGGCTTCTGGCGAAAATGGTAGACCTTACTATGTAAGTTATACGCCAAGAGATATTTTAGGTTGGCGCACAGAATTAAAAGACGGCAAGCAACAGCTAACGCAACTTAGGCTGCAGGAAAAGATTGTTGTACCAGATGGCTTGTATGGTGAAAAGCAAGTTGAGCAAGTCAGAGTTCTAACCCCTGGCGCTTTTGAAATTCATCAAAAAGATCAACAAGGTGACTTCAAGGTTGTTGATGAAGGCCGTACAAGCCTGAGTGAAATTCCTTTCAGCGTTGCTTATTCAAACCGTATGGGAGTGCTGGAGTCAATTCCACCTCTTGCTGATATTGCTGAGTTGAATCTGCAGCATTATCAGGTGCAGTCTGACTTAAGTAATCAGTTGCATATCAGTGCTGTTCCGATGCTGGCAATCTTTGGTTTTCCGCAAAGCGCAGAAGAAATCAGTGCAGGTCCAGGAGAAGCAATAAGCCTTCCTTCAGAAAGTGATGCAAAATATATTGAACCTGCAGGCAACAGCTATGACGCGCAGTTTCGCAGGCTTGAGCAAATTGCATCACAGATCAACGAACTAGGTTTGGCTGCTGTGCTTGGTTCCAAGCTGGTTGGTGAAACTGCAGAAGCCAAGCGCATTGATCGCAGCCAGGGTGATAGCACGATGATGGTTGTGGCGCAGCAGATGCAAGACATGATCGACAATTGCTTGCGTTTTCATGCCGAATATATGCAAGAGCCAAACGCTGGCAGCAGCTTGGTCAATCGTGATTTCATGGGCACAAGGCTTGAGCCTTTGGAGATTCAAGCGTTGTTGCAGCTTTACACCGCTGGCACAATTACACAGGAAACTTTGCTGTTGCAGCTAGAAGCTGGCGAAGTGCTTGGCGATGACTTTGACGTTGAGAACGAGCTGGAAGCTACGCAAAACGGTGGGTTGATAGAGATGAACACGCCAGAGCCAACACCAAAACCAGCAGAAGAAAGCACGATGCCAGAAGCGGAGGAAGTCGAGGGTGCTGAATAATGAGTTGGCTGGACAAGTTGCAGAAACCAAAACCACCACGCAAGCAGGTTCTATATTTTGCTCAAGATGAGCTGAATAGCCGTTATTTTGCGGTTGTCAGATTCACTTGGTTTTGTGATGGCAAACTCTGCGGAGTTACGGAGATGGCTTTTCACAACTACGATGTGAACGTCATTGAGCAGCTAACTGTTGCTGTTGGCACTGCGTTGCGTGATGGGGCAGACGTCTCAACTTTGTGTATTGCACCAGCTGAAGAACTAGGTCTTGAGCCAACATGACAACACCGGCTGCGCTGTATCGAAATGCGGTTGATTTAAACCGTTTTAGTAATAGCGTTGCGAAGCGCATTGCTGTTACTTACAACGATTTAATCTTGGAAGCTGTTGATCGTTTGCGTGGCATTGATGAGTTGTCAGCACCAGCGAAGGCAGCAAGGCTGCGTGTGATTCTGGCTCAACTAAAAGAATCGTTAGATGGCTGGGCTGGAGCCAGCACTGCATTTGCTGTTGAGGAGTTGCAGGGTTTGGCTGTTTTGCAGTCTGAGTTTGTTGAGGAGCAGCTGCGTAAGGCATTGCCGCTGGAGCTGCGTGACCAGATTCGTAGCATTCAAATCAGCCCACAGTTTGCTCAGTCTGTTGCAACAGTTGATCCAACAGCGATTAATGTTGTTTCATTAAGCGATGACTTACAGGCTGCTGTGACTGGAGCGCCTGCAACGTTTCAACTGACAGCTGCTCAAGGTACGACGATCACTTTGCCAAATGGCAAGGTTTTGGAAAAGTCGTTTCGTGGTCTTGCTGAATCGCAGGCTGATCTTTTTGCCAAGACAGTGCGAAATGGTTTGCTGACTGGTGAGTCAACAGACAAGCTGGCAAGGCGCTTGAAAGGTCGCTTACGTTTTGGGCAACCTGGAAGCGCACGGCAAATTGCACAAGCAGGGGGAGAGGTAACGGCTGTTGCAAACCATCAGGTGATGGCTTTAGTGCGCACAAGTGTGAATCAAGTTGCAAACACTTCAAGTCAGCAGACCTATGAAGCAAACCAAAGCGTTACCAGTCGGTATCGATATATAGCAACTTTAGACAGTAGAACATCACCTATCTGTCGCGCTTTAGATGGCCAAGAGTTTGATTATGGGAAAGGTCCAGTTCCACCTCAGCATTTTAATTGTAGATCTACAACTGTTCCCTTAATTGATTATGAGCGCCTAGGGATTCCGCGACCTACCAGTAATAGGTTGAGACGACCAAACACAACACTGGGTCCTTTGCGGTCAAGCGCAAAAGGCACCGTGCCTGACGGTCAAACGTATGGGGAATGGCTTGCTTTACAGCCTTCTAAGACGCAGAAAGACGTCCTTGGTCCTGAGAAGGTGCCGTACTTCAACCGGCTTGTCAAAAAGTACGGTCCAACAGACGCTATCCGCAAATTTGTTAGAGAGGACGGATCAGAGCTAACCTTGGAGCAGCTTCGCCGTCGTTATGGCTCTCCCAGCTAAGTACAAGTTCAAGGTGCAACAGGAAGAGGCAGCACCGTCTTGCCCTCCGCGTAAACCTGCTGCAAAGGGCAAGGCTGCTAAAACAGAAGCAAAAGGAGACGCCTGATGCCTAAAGGCACTGGAACTTACGGTTCAAAAGTTGGTCGTCCACCTAAAAAGAAAAAGAAAGGAGGCAAGAAAAAATGAGGAAAGGTTCTCGCGTTAGCTGGGTGTATGACGGCGTGCGCACCTACGGAAAAGTAACTGCTCTTAAGGGAGAAGGCGCTTTTACTGTCAAAGGACCATCAGGCGGCACAATCACGCGACGTGGCACAAAAGCTGATCCAGTCATTGCAATCAAATCAGAGAGCACTGGTAACCCAGTTTTGAAAACCCGTTCGCAACTTCGTGCTGCTCCCAAGGGCAAGAAAAAGTGACGATCAAGCGTGGCGGCCATACGTTTCAAGGCTTTAACAAGCCGATACGTACGTCAAACCATTCAAGCGGTAAAAGCCACGCTGTCGTCATTAAAGAAGACGGCAAACCAAGGCTCATTCGGTTTGGTGCACAGGGCGCTAAAACGAAACCTCCGCGCAAAGGTGAGAGCACTGCGGACAAAAGTAAACGCAAGTCATTTAAAGCTCGCCATGCTAAAAATATCGCAAAGGGCAAAACATCTGCCGCATATTGGGCGAATCGAGTAAAGTGGTCTTGAAGCAGTTACACTGAGTTTGCAATTAGCCCTACGGGTTATTCATGGCTGAAGAGCAAATTCAAGAGACTACGTCTCCAGAAGCTTCAAACAATTCTGAACTTGATGCGCTGAAAGGCAGCATTCAAGCATTAGAAAAGAAAAACTTTGAATTGATCGGCAAGCTCAAGCAAACAAAAACCATTCCTGATGGCGTTGACATTCAGGAGCTACTGGACTTCAAAGCTAAGGCGGAACAAACAGACCTGGAGAAACAGGGCAAGTACACCGAGGCAAGACAGGCTTTGGAGCAGCAGTTCCGTGAGGCGACACAGGAAAAGGACAAGCGCATTA